ATTAAAATCTCCAGAGGCCCTGGCTGCCCCAAAAGAATTAATCGCAGAAATCAACTCAGATTTTTTGCAAGCCATATTGAAGCAATAATTTCAAACAGTATAACAAAAATCACCATCCTAAAACAGCGAATACTGAATATTTTTTAGTATATCAATAATGATTAGTGAGTAGGACTTAGATGCCTGCCGCAGTTAAACGACCCTCCAGATCTTCAATCTTCTGAAGTGCTTCCTGCAACGCAGCCGTCAGCAACGGAACAAGCTTGGATTGGTCAATGCCTTGGTAAACGGGGTTACCTTCGTCATCAACTTCGTCCTTCGTGCCGGTGACGCACTCGGGGACGACTTCTTGCGCTTCGTGGGCAAGGAAACCATCGACGGTCTTACTGGGATCAGCAATGAAGTTGAAGCGGTGAACCTGGAGTTGATTAACCCTATCTGTAGCGCCAGTTAGCGGGACAACGTTTTCTTTTAGGCGATAGTCAGATGAAGTGTTGTAGGAAGTAGATGACCCATTCATTTGAATAGAACCTACAACTCCGTTGCCATTCTGAAAAATGGCGCAGTTTTTTAAGCTTGTCAGTGCTGATTTGATTTTATAAACTGGCGCGTATATGCTGTCTGCCACAAAACCGCAAGCTTCCGTACCAACAAGATCCGCACCTGTGGCTTGCGGTGAGCAACTTACCGCTCCGCCATTGGTAATTCTGAGCGCCTCAGTTGGTGATGACTGGCCATCGCGTGTAACGGAGAACACTAGTCTCGACGGATAGTCATTTGTTCCAGTTGCTCCGTCGGCTTCACAACCTATGACTGCATAGTTAGAACCTACGTTGTCTCCAAAGATTATGTATCCCATTGCAGCGCCTGCTGTAAGACCGCTACTGGAGGTGTCCCTTTGAATTAAAATAATTCCTGGTTGACCACTAGAAAAACTATTGCCTTGGAATACAGCTCTTGCCGAGCCAGTGCTCGAAGACGTGCCAACTAACAACCTGCCGGAGCTGTCGATGCGGGCGCGCTCAGTGCTTCCTACGGAAAAGTTTATTGAGTTAGTAGTAGTACCAAACGTTTTAAGATCTAGTGTTTGGTTTTGATCGTAAGTCTGGATTGATCCGCCAGATGCTGTTGTAGCAATATCAATACCTTGTGTCCCATTACTAAAACTTCCAACGTTGACGCTACCCGTCCCGCGTACATCTAGAGGTTTGCCCGGGCTAGTAGTGCCCAGACCTACCCTGTTATTCGTGGCATCAATGTAGAGCGTATTGCTGTCGATGTTTACATTACCGCTCGCATCAATCAGCAGTCGCTGAGAGGAGTTGGTCGAGATGGCTACGTTATTTGAGGAGGGTAGATAAAGTCCGTTTGTTGGAACAGAACTTCCGGTTGGAATAAAGCTGGCGCCACTTACTGTACCGCTTGCAGAAATATTATTAAAACTACCGCCAACGAGACCGCTTACAGACGTACTGGCATCCAATCCACCAGACGTGTAAACAAGGGTATCTAATTTTATAATCCCGTATGGCATTTCTTTTGTGCTTTCCTATTAATTAGTTTAATTCAGGATGCACATTTATTATCAATTTGAACCAGGCTCAGGTGGCCACTGTACGTTCCAGGGGAAGCCAGCTTGCTGGGGGATCATACGCAAAGTTTCCCGATACAATGCCCAGGCTGCTTTGCCGTCTGGATCCAGGGGACTGTCAGCAAGTTGGGTCCAATCGCAAGCAGCGAGCTTTTGGTTGCGGATCGAACGTACTTCAGCTGCTTTGTTATCCGTGCGTTCTGCAATTTCTTCTGGAGTTGCAGGCGTACTGATCCATTCCTCTACCCATTGGTCGCCTTGCTTAATGGCAGTGCGATCCAGGTTGACTGTGTAGTCGTAATCAGGTTGAGGAGTGGACTGTACAGGGTAAGCACCAAATTCTTCTGCAGTTTCATCACTGATGGTTTGCGTGAAGCTGGTATTTGGATTGTCCAGGCGCAGATCCGTGAGCGTATATGGATAACGCTTCAGGGTGCCATCGGGATTGAGTAGGGTGTAAAACATCAGGCTTCCTCTATTTCTTTGAGTTGATCAACGATGACATCACGGATGATGATGGTCTTGAGCTGCTCAGTTTTATGAGACTCAAGCATATCAATCAACTGATCTCGAAACTTCAAGATCTCAGGTTTGTCAGTGTGTTCTTTATTGATTTTAGCAATAGCACGTTCATAGTTATCAATATTGATCTGATAACCGAGGATTTCATCGTTGCGGGCTTCTACGGCGCCTTTTAGGGTTTCAAGCTTGTTCATGGAGATTGGTGGCTCTTGGTAAGTATACAAATAAAAAGTACGCCAGGGTTTCTAGTTAAGACAATTCTAATAAATGTTTTTAAAACAAACATTTTGAGCAAATCAATTATTGATTAAGGATAAATACTTCAAGCCGAAGAACAGAAAGCTATACTAGTTGCACCAAAGGTTAATGCTTGCGAAGGGTCATTGACTTTTGCTCCAAATCCTGTGCCAGAGTTGAAATTGTAAACAGAAATATAAGGTGAAGAATTATAGCCTATTGCAATAAGTTTTCCACTTGATGAAAAGTTCACAGAAAAACCAATTCCTGTTGGCAGGGTAGTGGGGTCTGCATATTTTGTGCCAAATCCTGTACTTGTATTAAAAGGATAGCAATATATGTAAGGACTTAAATCATAACCAAATACAACATCTGCACCATTAGGACTTATAGCAACATCTCTAGATAAGTTTCCGGTAGGAGCTCCCCCAGGCGTGGAATATAGGGTTCCAAAACCGGTGCCTGAAGTGTATCGATAGGCTTGAAAAGCTGAAATAGCTATTACGCTTCCGCTGAATGTATTGCCTGAATTCGTTTGTAAAACAGCATTTCCACTAGTGTGAAAACGACACGCTTTTCCAGAAGCATTTAATGTGCCATTGGTGTATTTAGTTCCAAACCCTGTAGAAGAATTCCAGGCGTAGGCATCTATAGCCCTTGCCCCAATGGCCCCGCCATTGCTATATGCAATATCATTGCCACCAGGAGAGAAAGATACTCCAGATACGTTGCCAGTAGGAAAACTAGATGGATTTGAATACTTTGTTCCAAACCCAGTAGTTGAGTTCCATTGATATGCGTGTATTTGGCTGCCTGTGCCGGCAAATGGTTGATTTCCTAGAAGAACCGCATTGTTGTTGGGGTGGATGCTTATGTCAAAACATTGCGAGGCATCTGCGGGAAGCGTAGAGGGATTTGAATATCTAGTACCAAATCCAGTGCCTGCTAAGTACTGATAAGCTACGCAAAAAGGGCTACTATCTACAGCCAATAAAATTGCATCTTTAGTTGGTGTGACTACAATCTTATTTACCATTCCTGGTGGAAGGGTTGCAGGGTTTGAGTATCTAACTCCAAATCCTGCTGAAGATATTGGATAAGAATAAATATACGGAGAAACACCTAAGCCTATGATTATGTCTTCTGCCGGTCCTACGGCGGCACCCGCTGCTCCCATCGCAACTCTTGTCGAAATAGGGTCCATGGCTTATGTCGTGTAGTTAATCAAGGAAGACCCACGCCAACGGCTACCACCATCATCTGTTAAAAACATGAATAGGTGTGTCTTGCCTGTTGTGAGTGTTGGTGCGGTACCGCCGGGCCATTCTAAACCGCTGAACCAGGTAATCGTACCACTGGTATGAACCACTTCTAATGTAAAGGAATAAGCAGATCCAGAGGCTGGTGCATTAGATACTGTAAATGTACTACTGCCTGTGATTGTTTTGATGTAGTAATTACCAGATGTGCAGTCAATGTTTAATGCAGAAACAGTTCTTGCAGTTGCTTGATAAGCGGCGCTCACGTTTAATTGACCAGATTCACTAACTGTTAAACGACTAACCCCACTGGAACTTAATCCAACTTGGTTTGTCGCTGGAGAATATAAACCGTTTTGCGGTATACCAGAACCGGTGACAGTTATGCCTGAAGCGGTAACCAAATTAGAAATTGTTCCGCTTGTACCAACAATGTGTCCGCCGCTTACTGTACCTGTTGTTGTTACACCTGGGAATTGACCATTAAAAACACTACTGATTGTTGCAGTCGTATCCGTGCTATTTGAAGTATAGAGAATATAGTCAACCGCTAAAGTTCCGTAAGCCATTTCTTAATTTATGCCATGGTTTCTAGTTAAAACAATTCTAACCAATGATTCAAAACACAGCATTTTAAATTTCTGTAGCAGACCAATTACTATAGGTTGTACTGGTAATATATGCGGCTAATTCATCGGTGGTATTAGTGGCTTCAATAGCTGTAATTTTTTCACCACATTTTTCGCGTACCAACTGACGATGTTCTTTTACATCCAGGGGTACAGCAATGCCGTTGTCTGCTTCGCGGATGACCATCCAATCACTTGGCTGAAGCAGTGTGTTGGCTGTAGTGCGTGTTTGATCGCTCCACAATCTAACTAAATCTGTGTGATCTTTAGGAATTAAATTACCTTCGGAATCGTAGTTCCAGTAGAAGCGCTGGTCATAAGGTATTGGATCCGGAACTTCCGTAATTCCAATCGCCTCACGTTCTTCTAGGCTAGAAAGACGCAACCAATTTGCTGGATATTGAGTGCCATCAGGCGTTGTAAATGCAACATCTGGGCTTAGGGGTTTGCCGTCAAGAATGAACATGGCTCGTTAGGTGGCTTGTTTACCTGGCACGAGCCAGGGAAAAGGGCGATTCGGCAAACGCGGCATAAATGTAGGTAATGCCACTGCCATTGATATTGTTAAACGTGTCAGCTCGACATTTAAAGCCATTAGAAAGTAGGTCTAGCGCGGAGTTATTTGCATCTTCTGCATTTGATAGGTTAGCGTATAGCTGGTTAAATGTCTGATTGTAAGTGCTGCGAGTAGCATCAATTAACAACCAATGGCTGCCTGATGCACTAGATGCTTTAATCATCACCCACTTTGGCCTAAACCCGGTATAAACAAACGGCCCATCCGTGCTGCCGTTGCCGGTGTAGCTGCCAAAGGCGCTGTAGGAACTGACAGGGGCGAAGCAGTAGAGCAGATAACTCCCTGCCGAAGCATTTGACGAAGTAGAATTGCCAACATAAACCAAAGAAGATGTTGGTGAGGAGGTAAATAAATCTGCAGCACTTCCTGCAGCAATAGTTTCAAGACGTAAGAAGTTCTTTGATAGACTCGGCAAAGATAGATGCCAGACATTCCATGGTTCGGTTCCGGTATTTCTCCTCTTTTGTATAACCATGCCAATCGGCGCGTTTAGGCCATGTCCAACTGTTGCTCCATTGACACCATTTCCAGTGTAAGTGACTATTGAAAAACCTGCACTTGCATTTGCTCTGACGCTAGAGGTGATATTGCCATCTGTGTTTGTTACGGTAGTGCTACCTGCATCCCAGGCCCAGCTCACATACGTTGCAGCATTTGTATTTACCTGCGCCAGTGTGCCTAGTGTAAAACCATTACTGTTAAATGCAGTCAGGCCGTTGTCGCTGGTAACTTCACCATCAAGGGTATTGCTCTCTAAACGAGCCTGAGCACCACGCACACTGTCATACAGAGTGTGATCTGTAGCGGCAGAACGCGACTTAATCCAAACCAGATCAGGGTTAAAACCAAGTGAGCTGGTAGGTGTCAGCGTCGATCCAGTGCCTGTGTAGGTCACCACATCAAATACGCTACTAGGCTTGACTACGGGAAGAGGCAGGTTGGCCGTGCACAGCGCCTTGAAGCCACTGGGGGATGTTTCAACAAATGCTCTTTGTCCAGCATTGATTGAGGCTGTAACCCCTGAACCGGTACTTGCGTAAGGAAACCGAGTGCCTGTCAGGCCAGTAGTGATGCTCGTCCAGCTACCAGAATCAGTGATATTCTTGTATTCCAAAGCACCAGCAGTGCTGAGCTTAAAGCCATAAGTCTTGCCGTTGGCAATCGTCGTCGTGTTTGTGGTACCAGTGTCTGAGACAACTCCAGCAGTAGATGTTCCACCTGTGGATGTGATTTCCCAGTAAGCATCAAAGTTAAGAAGATTCTGGGTGCCACGCGCCGTGTCATTTGTGACATCCAGATTTCCGTTTGCTGCACTATCTCCGTTAATAAGTGGATTCCAAGTGCAGTAATTTCCCCTGACCTCACCGCCCACTCCGGTGTCAGTGCCGTAATTAGTGGGAACGTCTACTAGCGAATCATTGCCAGCACCAGCCGTAACGCTCAGGTTATTGGGCGTGAAATTATTGCCGTTGCCGCTCGTGTCCTTGCCCAGTGTCGTTGCGGTGTTGCTGCTGTTGTCCGCAAAATCAAGTTTGAACCCGTTGGTGCCGTAGGTACCGCTGTAGCGCTTTGGTTGCCAGATGCCGTTGGTGTCAAATTCACCAAAGCTGGTAGGAGTTAATGCTTGGCCGTCTATTAGATAACTTTCAGCAAGATACAAATTGGCCGGAGAAACCGCTGGTCCAGTAGACCCCATCGTGTGCTGAACCGTGTTATTAACATCAAAATCAGTATTCTGGTTTGGAAAAGTTCCTGAAAGCGTTTGCTGTATGCCGTTAACAAATATTTTTACTCGGTTTGAAGAAGTTGCCTGTGTTGTATCAAAAGAAAAAACAATGTGATACCAGGCGGATAAATCTCTAAAGCTGCCAGCAGTAACAACGTTAATGGCGCCAAGGTTGGCGTAGATCTGAAGTGAGTTAGTTGTTGAATCAAAACCACAAAATAAACGTGTATTACCATCTGTTCTGGCTGACAAAATAGCAGTTTCTTCACTTATTTTTGCACGTTTGACCCACCCCGCCCAGGTCCACGTCCTGCGGTTGCCAGCAGATGCAGGTGTTCTTGATAAATAAGCGGAGTCCGCTGAATTGAAACGCAGCGAACGTGAAATTTGATAGCCGGTTTGGGCTGAAGAACCCAAAAAACCTAATAAATTACTAGAAATATTGGTCATTTTACGCCTTAATATCTTGTACTAAACGATAAGCAATAGTACTTGAATTAATAACATAATACGCCAGAACATCAACTGCTCCACTGGTGGCAGTTAATGAGGGAACGCTTCCGGATCCCCCTGGATATCGCCAGTTAGAGCCAAAGGCCATTGTGTTGCCCGAGCTGCCTTGAATAATTGTAAGTATCCCTGCTTGTCCTGAAACTAAATTGGATGGATTTTGAAGAGTAGTATTACCTGTCAATGTTAATTGAAAATTATTTCCACTGTTTAAATCAATTGCAACCCCAGTCGAATACGTAAGCGTATTAACTAATCCCCTCTGTCCTCCACTAAAAGTTTGAGCTCCAGATAAAACCGCATAACCAGGTATAGATGTTGCGTTAATAGTTCCAAAGTTACCGGTTGTACCAGTTACTGTATTAAAAGTTCCTGTTGTACCAGTTACTGTACTAAACGAACCAGTTGCACCGGTTACTGTTCCTACAAATGCGCCACTATTTGCAGTAAGGTAATGACCACTCAATGTGCCAGTTGTGGACATGTTGGGGAACTGTCCATTAAAAAGGCCGCTAAAAGACCCTGTTACACCAGTGCCATTGTTTGTATATCTAATAAAATCGACCCCTAGTGTTCCGAAAGACATTTCCTTATCTGCGCTTTGGTTTCAATTTAAAACAATTCTAACCAATATTCTAAATATTAAACTACAACCCAATAACTACCACTGGGAATAGTGATGTCAATACCAGAAGTAATAGCGATAACACCAGCTGTTACTGCGTTTTTATTTGTTGTGATTGTGTAGTTTGCAGTTACAACTTGATCGTTCTCATAGAAAATCTCATCAGTGCCACCACCTGTGGCACCTCCCCCACCTGCTTCTCCCCAAGTCAAATTACCGGAGGCATCACTGATTAGGGCGTAACCAGAGACAGCTGCATCCCCAGATGGTAGTGTCCATGTTACGTTAGACGGAACAACGGATGCTGACCTGAAGGCAACCCAGTTACTTGCGTCTGCATCAGGGAAAACAATGCCGCTACCAAATGTTCCACTGCCTGAAACAGCTAAAGATCCGCTGGTTAGCAATCCTGAACCAAAGATGCCACTGCCACTTGCGGTGACATTGCCTGTAAAAGAACTCTGAGCAATAGGTGTGCCCCAGGAAAGATTTCCAGATGTGTCACTGATTAATGCATAACCTGATACAGCTGCATTTCCAGAGGGCAATATCCAGATAACGTTAGATGGGACAACAGGCGCAGATTGAAATGCAACCCAGTTACTCTTATCAGCGTCTAAGAAAACAATGCCGCTACCAAATGTACCGCTACCAGAAACGGTGAGATCTCCACTGGTCAATAGACCAGAGCCAAAAATGCCACTACCACTGGCGGTCATGTTACCAGTGAAGGTGGAGTTAAAGTTAAATACGTTTGCGTTTAACGTTTCAAAACTTGCAACAGTTCCGTTAAAACTATTACCTGTAATTGTTGCTCCGGAAAGATAATTAAATGTTCCCGAGACGCCTGTTACAACCGAAAACAGTGCCGATGTTCCTGTAATATTCGTGCCACTTAAGGTGCCAGTGACTTGAATTCCCGACTCAAAATAACTGTTTCCTGAAACAATTAAATTACCGCTGTAAACAACAAAATCACCGCCTATATAACCAGCGCCACTTGGCACAACCCAATTTGTTGTGCCATCTGCATTGGTTGAAAGAATGTAGCCTGCAGTGCCAACACTGCTTGGGAAGGAAAATAAACCCCTTGGTCTAACATCACCAGAACCACTGACGAAAGTAACGCCATTTGCAATGAATTGATTTCCGGATACGGTTGAGAAAGTACCGGTTGTCCCTTGAACTAAATTACCAGTAATCGTTTGTCCGGATAATCTAGATGTAAATATGCCAGTGACACCACTAATTAAGGCACCAGATAAAGATTGATAAATACCGGTGGCACCACTAATTGTGGTTCCAGTGATGCCGACAGCATATAAATAATCACCGCTAATAACCTGACCAGTTATTCCACTTGCTCTGATTACATTACCGGTAATTGTTGCACCACTAAAATTAGTTGCAGTCGCAGATACAAATGCCGCGTTGGTTGCGCTAAGCGAATTAAAAGTGCCAGTATTTCCGTTTACGTTTACACCAAGAATGGATGTCCCGGTAATCGTTACACCACTGATTAAACCGGTGCTTACAATACCGCTGGTTACAAAGTTATTAATAAATGCAGTGCCTGAAACATTCAGGTCATGCTGCAGGTTTGCATTGCCAGATACGTTAAGAGTTCCACCAACAACTAAATTGTTGGTAATGGTGCCCCCAGTGAGTTGTAGATAGTAATTATTTAAATAAGCCTTATGTTCTGCTACAGTAAACTTCTTATTCTTGAGACCTGGATCAACTTCAGAAACATCAACTACGGTAAATAGGTCGGCATCGTCGATGTCGACCGAAGTGATTCCTGGTAATTCAGTGATCCGCCTGTTGGCCACGTATACGCCTGCAAACCTTATAACTAAAATTATAGTTTAGGTTTGCCGTATTTTATTTTACCTTTATCTCGATCTGTGGCAACAAACGAGAACCAACTCCCCACAAGGCTTGCACGCCAGTTACCAGACCGCAAGCCAGTAAAATCACAAGCAATAGCTCTGCAACAGTGAAGTTACGCCTTAGGTAAATAATCTGAGGTTGTTGTGGCTGAGGTATCGATGGACGCATGGATGGGGGTGGTTCAACCAGGCGTTGAGGCTGTGGTTCGGCAGCGGCTTGAGCAATGGCACGCTCCCTAGCTACGGCTTTAAGCATCTCGATTTGCTCAGCCGATAGCTTGACTGGTTGCTGAAATGCTGTTGGGATATTGTCTTGGACTTGTTCGTCCATGGTCATAACAACTCTTGTTCAAATACATTAGCATTTAACCAAAACAGTTGAGGTATGTCTTACGGAATTCGCAAAGGCCTGGAGGATGTTGCGCAAGAACTTAAAGGAATTCGCAACATTCTCTCCAGTATGTGGGCCTTGCAAAAAGGTGCGGACGATAAGGGTGCGACAAACCCCGAGGTCTACGCCGATGAATATATCTCGACAGATGAGTGTGCCAGGCGACTGTCTGTCTCGGATCAAACAATCCGTAACTGGATCTCCATCGGCAAGAACAGCACCAGGATAGGTGGATGGGTGGAAGGAATTCATTACGTCAATATCGACCCTGGCACTAACAAGAAAAGCAAAATTCGCATCCCTTGGAACCATCTGGTGCGATCCTTTGCCAAAAATCCCGAGACGGCCTTAAGCAATTATAAAGAAACCGATCACAGTAGCTACAGGGTAAATAAGTACTCCATTGATGCTTACTTAAACGAATTAGAGCAAAATCAAGATGCAGAAGAAGAGAATACCCCTGGCTCATAGGTTTGAAAGCTTCTCAATCGAGGAGGTAACAATCTGCAATTACCAGGAGATACTTCCGGTTTCTCTGGCTTTGCAGGTGGAGTGCTTCATGCCACCAGAAGGATCTTTTGATGACGAATGCCTGCGTCGTTACCTTGAGATCATTCGGAACTACGAAGAAGAAGACGTTAACTCAAACATGACTCTCGCCAACCGTCTTCGTGTCGCATTCAGGGATATGAAGCCGGACACTATTTGTAGCAAATTCCCAGCGGCGGAGCTTCCCCTTAAGCGGAGGCTGCGTTGCGTAGCTGAGTATCTGATTCGTTCCGGGGAGTTCGACAAATTACGGGACGAAAAAGGTAAACTGATTAAAAAACGTGGAGTCCTTGGCAAACTGGTGGTTATCTACCAACCACTACCAAAGCTCCAAGAAGTATTACAAAAGCAAGGATTGACATCCAATGAATAGAAGAGAAAAGCTCATTGCCCAGGCACTTGGTCCCGATATCGATGACACCAAAGTCAGGATGCTGGATGCAACCGTGCGCCTAATCCTTGGTGATATGGGTGAGCACTACTTCAAAATGTGGGAAGCTGAAGGGCCAGGGGTGATGGTCTTTCAACCGAAAAACAAAGAACGTTCGATGTTCTTCTGGACACTCAAAGAGATTCACTCAGCCCAAGAGGAGTGTGAGCGCTCGAACGATGGGGACTTGGCCGAGAGCTTCCGTCGTATTCTTTCTGCGGCACAGAAGATTGATCCAACAGAAAAAGCTGGATATGTCATCAACGATGATGAGGGTATCCGCTATTTTGAAATCGACTATAACAAGGCAACTGATTCGTAATGGCAATTACCAAAAGCGGCATGCGCCGTGAGGATCTAGAGCTCATTACTAATGCAGATCTTGTTGCGGCAGCGCATGGCTTAATGGGTCACATCGACTTGGATGTGGCCAGCTCTGAGTTGGCAAATGAGTATGTCAATGCAAAAAACTTTTTCACACCCACCGATGATGGCTTGAACGATCAACAGTGGTTCGGAAAGGTTTACTTATTCCCACCCAGTGGTACTTACTTCTGGGATAAGGCGAATGAACGATGGAAGATGACAAGGGCTTGCTCGCCAACTTTGACATCGTCTCATGCAGTGTGGTTCCGGCGTCTCTTCAAAGCCTGGTACCACAATGAAATTGAAGAGGGATTGTATTTTTCCAACTGTCCTGACATGTTTCGTTACGAACAGCGGCTATTTGATTTCCCGGTGTGCATTTTGCGTACTGTGCCAACACTTGTTGCAAGAACAAACGAGGGAATTAAGAAGCACAACACCTGTACTTCATTCCTAGTTTATCTGCAACCCAAGGACAATATCGGTGAGGCGACCCAGAGATTTGTCGATATTTACTCCGAAAAAGGCCGTGTTCTTTGCTGAATCATTTATATTGAAAAAGCTTCAAAGGGTTTATGAGCGTTCTCTGCGATAAAGAAATCCGCCGTCTTGCGGAAGAAGATGAGATGATTGTTCCGTTTCAGGATCATCTCGTTAGCAAAGAAGATGGTCGTCGTATTCTCAGCTATGGACTTAGCTCCTATGGATACGACATTCGTTTATCGCCCGAGCAATGCCTGATCTTTGGACGCATCTCAGAAGGAGAGTGTGATCCAAAGGATTTCAAGCCTGAAATCTTAACAAAAGCTGAACTCTTGGAAGACGAAAAGGGTAAGTATTTCCTTCTGCCGCCCTATGGCTATTGCCTGGGAGTTGCACGTGAGCGACTGAAACTGCCACGGGATGTGACTGTGGTTGCCGTTGGTAAATCTACTTATGCCCGATCGGGAATCCTGGTTAATATCACGCCTGCCGAAAGTGGTTGGGAGGGATACCTGACACTTGAGATTAGTAACTGCACGGGATTATTTAACCGCATCTACGCAGATGAAGGTGTGACTCAGCTCCTTTTCTATCGCGGTAATCCTTGCGAGGTCAGCTACCAGGACCGTAAGGGTAAATATCAGAACCAGGCGCCTGAAGTTGTGTTCAGCAAAGTCTGATCAACCGAAACCATCCAGGTAGTTGTAGGCACGGCCAGTGCGTGGCTGAGGTTTGTCGGGGTAGTTCACGCTGCCCCTGGCACCTGGCGCATCACCCAAGCTTGGCAATGTAACACCACGACGTGATGCTTCTTGCCTGCTAACAGTATTGCCAATGATTGGATACCTGGTATCTGCTTGGGACCGATATTTACCAGCGACTCTTGCTGCACTTAGAAACCTAGCTACACGATTCTGTTGTACAGCATTTTCTGTATCAGCGGCTGCTGCAGTATTTCTCTCTTGTGGATCTAATCTACGAAGGTCAACATCGTATTGACGTTCTGGCGTCAGATCACTGACTTCACCACCGGAAGAACCAGAGTCTTGCCTTGGGTCGTACTGAAGACGACCACGAAAACCAACCGGAGTATCTACCGGTTCGTTGATGTTTTCGCGACGTGGGTTATAGAATCTTGCCATGTTAATATTGTAATCGAGGCAATTTAGGCCAGGATATTCTCATGCATAGCTCTGCTGATTACCGCGACGGTCTCGGTCAAAACATCATTGACGAAGTAATGTGCCGTTGTCTGAACCAGGCAACATTCGGTACTCAACTCGACAATGAAGAAAATGATGTGCCATTATATGATCAGTACAATCGCGGATTGACGTTATGCGAGGACGGAATTCCAAGGCGGAGCCTGGAGATCGAGGGGGCACGGCCTGGAATGACGGGATTTATTCCGTCGATGGAGGAAGCAATGGAGATGTACCCAGCTTCATCGCCACGACCGAAGACGATGATGATGGACTTGGGCGAAGCACCGGAAATGGAAATGATGCTGTCGCAGAAAAGACGTGGTTTGCTCCGGTAGATGATACCGTTTTTGCTCTAACCGATACTGCTGTCGATCTTTCTATCTTGCCTGGATTTTCTTCTGAATGTAAAGACGGTATATGCCCAGTGCCCTGGGCCGTCAAGGAAGAGGCACCCTTGGTTCAGCCGGACCAGGTGAATCGTCCTCCGCACTATACCGATGGCGGTATTGAAACAATTGAAGCGATTGAGGCACAGTTGTCCCAGGAAGAGTATGAAGGTTATTTGCGGGGAAACTGTGTAAAATATCTTTGGCGCTGGCGGAACAAAGGCGGTGTACAGGACCTTGAGAAATGCCGCTGGTATTTAGACAGGTTGATACAGACACAAGAAATCTAGTTTTATTGATGGGCAGGCTGTGGTACTATGTGTTGATCGGCAAAAATCTCTGTGAAACACAGACCACTACCATCTCAAGAGGAATTAAAAAATCTTTTTATCTACGATGAAACCAATGGGAGGTTAATATACAAAAAACCTCCCTGCCCTAATTTAAAAAATAAAGAAGGAAAACCTGCTGGATCAAAACATAAAGAAGGTGGTTATCAAGTTTGTTACAAACGCAATGTTTATTTGCACTGTCGACTTGTTTGGGTTTATGTGCACGGCACTGATCCTGCAGAATTAGAAATAGATCATATAAATGGAAATAGAGCTGATGATCGAATTCAAAATTTACGTCTTTCTACAAGGGTAGAGCAGCAATGGAATGTTGGGAAAACCAAAAGAAACACAAGTGGTTACAAAGGGGTAAGCTTTTACAAGCGTCTAAACAAATGGCGTGCCGATATCAGAATAGAAGGTAAGCAGAAAAATCTAGGTTATTTTGAAACTATAGAAGAAGCCAATAACGCTTACCAAAAAGCAGCTGAAGATTTACATAAACATTTTAAAAACAATAAATAATTGTGGTACCTGGACCGTCTCATTCAGTTTGACGAAGCTCAAAAAGGCTGAAGTTCATCGTCGTCGTCATCGTCATCAATAAGGCATGCGGCGGCGAGTTCCGCTAGTTCCAAGTCGGTGGGAATGTCAAATTCAATATTGACATTCTCATCGGCCATTAAAGATTTAACGGCGTACCATTCCATCAGGCGTTGGTGGTACAGATTCAATAGTGCGGCATATAGTTGCTCCCAGGTCATCTCTTGCGCCTGAAGCTCTGCTTTGCGCATTGAGAATTGAAGCTCTAAAGGAAGCTCAAATTGGTGTGGTTCAACCGATCTGTCCATTCCTGGTTTCATACTTCAATTGAAACTATTCTAAGACTAAATGTCACAGATGCCTTGGAGGCCAAATTCTTCGTACTCGGAAGAGCACCAGGGATCCTCATCGATTTTGAAGCAGTTGGCAAATTCAGAAAGCGTATAAGGATTAATGGATTCTTCTAGCATACGGATCGCGCGTACTTGGTGTGGCGCTGCGCTGTAGTTACGGAATGCCGTCAAGAGAATCTCAGTTGAGATCCAGGGATTGTCATTGACCTGACGCAGGAAAAGATTGACCTCTTCTTGCCTGCGATGCAGAAGTGCACCAACCATTTTGTGGTCTTGATCAAAAACCCACTTGGGAATCTCTTGGCTTGCTCCCCGCCAATCTTCCTGTTCAAGGCAATCGATAATATTGCTGTACAGAAAAGAGTTCCAACCTACGGAGTGAACAAAAGAAAGTAGGGCTTGATGCATCGAGTCATCAAGGCCCAGGTTTAGTTTCTTCAGCTCTGTATCCAGTACTTCTAACTCGTGGTACAGATACTCCAGCGCTTTGCGTTTGGTGCAGAGATGACCGCTTCTTACTGGAGAGCCGTCTGGATAAAACTGCGTGCCATAACCAATTGTGTATGGTTCACATCCAGTGTTTGGATCTGGGTAAGCCTTTTCGTTATACCCTTCGTACTTTCTGATTAGTTCAATTGCTGCAGAAAAATCAGACATGGGGGTAACTATTATTACCCCCAATCATACATAAAAATTACTTACCTTGTCCCCTCATCTTCTTGCGACCGTGATTGGGAAGTGAATGCATTCCCTGGCCCTGACGTGTTTTTTTGGGTTTGGATTCGACTTTGATGGAGCTGGAGGATTTGGGTTTTGCCATGAGGTTACCAGTTGTAGTTGCAGGCCCACCATCCGGGAGTCAGTTTGTTCTTCTTCTCGGAGCAGTTGTGCCTGGCCTTGAAGTTAGCACGTCTTCCCTCGTCCTTATGCTGAAGATAATCTTTATATCCCCTGGCACCAAACCGGACAATTGCCTCCTTGCCGTCTTGGCAGGCCTTGACCACATACTTATGCTTATCGCCTTTTGGCGCGCGCTGGGGTTTGTTGCATGCCATCTTATCCTTCTGATACCGCTTGGCAGCTGCAACTGCTTTCTTCGGTTTGTCTGCCATAGCTAATCGGTACTAAAGAATGTTTTCTATCTTCTTCCCAATGCAATAACTGGAAAGGATCCTGATCAATCCATCTTTCAATTCTATTTAACCTAGCTTTGGAAAAAAAATCTTGGTTAATATACCATTCGTGCAATTTGTACGATGCCTTCGAAGCATTGCAACGGCGGCATGCGGGAACAAGGTTCTTACGTGTGGTCTCACCTGACTTGTGCCTTGGCACAACATGGTCTAAGCTTGTTGCACTTTCGCCGCAATAAGCACATTCGTGGTTCCAGGATTTGTATATCTCATCTCTGAATCTTTTCTTTGCTAACTTTGGAGTGACTTCAACGAGTAGGGCAATGGGCTCATGCTCGCTGTAATACATGCTCTTTAGTTGCCGTTAACTTATTCTAATTTCCTTAAGCTTTACAGTTCTTAACGCAAGTCTTAAAAAACTATGAATGCCATTGACGGCGGGTCTTAACCCGTTACCGTACAGGAGTTGTTCACCCTGACGCTCAAGTCATGGCTCAAAACACAGGCTGGGTCTCGGTCGCCCGCGCAGAAGAACTCCTTGGTATTGATCGCAAGGAACTCTTTCGTATGCGAGACAACGGTACCCTAAAGCTCGGTCCGCACTTCGCTGCTTTTCCAGAGACCCGATCCAGGGATGGTTATCGCTGGAACGTGAACGCTGTCAGAAAGCACCTGCGTAAGCAGGAGATGATGGCTGATGCTGCCTGATGGACTTGTAATGCTGCTTTCGTAGCCTATGAGCCAAAATTAAATCCGTGACATTGACTCCAACGCCCTCATGGGCCATGAGTCGATACAACTGGGAGGTAAGAGCTGGGATACGGTCTTGCATATCGCAGGGCCGTTTTTTCTGTAATTCAAAAAGGAATACCCACTGTGGGTGTAGTGGTCGGATCGGACGCTTTTTGTTGTTGAGTACCAAGGCGCCGTCTTGTCCCCATTCAAAAGAATGGAGATCTTCTGGCTTGATGCCATAGGTCGCAATCATACCAAACAACCAGGCGACAGGCTTCTGGCTGCGTTGGCAGTTCAACTGGAAAAAGTCGTCAACAATCCGCTGGTCAACAGGGATGGGCTGAGTCATGGTTTAACAGTCCCGTGACCAGAACCTAGGAATGGTACCTCACGGGGTGCGTTTTCTTAAGGAATTCCTAACAAGTCTCGTGAGACTTAAGATAAGTATACCTTATTGAGAATTATCTTAAGGTTTGTATTTATTACCGTTCTTATCAATCATTGTGAAACCTTCCATCACAATCATGTCAGACGGCATATTGAATAACTTCTGCATCATTGGCATCATCATTGGACTTTGCATGTTGTAAGGGGGTACATCCATATTTGCAAGTGCATTGGTTGTCATGATGAACGAAGCAATTTCTTTTTGCTGGTTTTCGGTATCTTCAACTAATTTCTGCTCCCACGCCGTCATACTACCTACTTCTACAGGGAAGTCTGATGGTTCGGGAGGGAAGGTTTCATCTTTAAATTTAAGTGCGTAAACATGTTTGCAATAACGCATCTCATCAAGAACAGGAGTCCAGTTGTCTGTGATTGAAGTAATAACGCCTTGTTCAGTTGAGTAATCGTTATAACGTGGCATGCCATCAGGCTTAGAACCTGGTATGGCTGGGTTCGATGTCCCACGGGTATACGTGGATCCAAAGTCGACGTAAACACCTGGGTTATCTCTGGTTGAATCGTTTTTAACTGTATTGATATAAGAGCCAGATGCACCAACCACAAATCCCGATGGAGCATAAACATCCATTTTTCTGTTGACATTTGCCGAGGTCATGGCATTATTATCGACAACTCCACTGAGAGTAATGACTTCATGGCGACCTGGCTTCACATAAGCTAAGCGGTTCCTTGGGAAGAACTTTCTATCGCTTGCTGAAGGGTTTGTCAAGAACGCATAGTCACGATGAGTAAAATCTTGACAAGAACAGCAGAATCTAGAGCCAGTAATAAGATATCTACCTGGTGTAAAACTTACGTTTGAAGGAGTTATATATTCTTTATCGGGAGTTACCCGGACAGAACCTGCTTTTTTAAAAGTCAATATTCCTGTGTTTTCATTGATTGCAGTTAAAACTGCTTGGAGATATCCATATCTTTTTTGATTGCTCGGATTGATCGTATCTTTATCAATAATGTCTCCACCTACAGAAATAACTCTGTCTTCCATGATCTCTGTGATCAAGGGCTTCAGGCCATCTGGCTGACCTGATACGGGCACGTAGAAGGGTGGCGGAAGTTTATTGGATGGGCTCCAGGATCCAGCAAGTTTTACATACCAATTAGTATTGTCTTCTGTTATCGATTCAATATATAGTTTATTGTTGGTTACGGGATCTACGTAATTATCAGTTCTAATTGACCCAGCCTTACGCCATCCGGCCCAGTGCATACCGAACTCTTTGCTGATTGTAGGGAAACCAACAAAAGAACCCGAAACTACTGGGTTTAAATTGACAGGTGCGCCTGTTGTGTCTGGGGTTTGATACTCGAAAGGATAAGAAAAATCATTGTCATAAAAGGCTGCGGTTGCTAATTCAAACCCACGACGCCAACGTGACCATGCTGATTCACGGTTGGCACTATAGATGGAATCAGGAACTGCGCCTTTTGAAAACTCTGTTTTTATCGGCGTTAAACGAAAAGGATCCCTATCTTTTTCTTTTGTAAAAGAAGAGAAGGATCCAAAATTATTTTTGGACTTGGCCACTGTTACTTAGAACATTCCGCCTTGCGCGTAGATATGGGCGCCTGGGGTATAGCCAGAAATATTAGGGCCATCTGCGAATACACCAACATAAATGCGATCACCACGCTCAAGGTAAATCCCTTTATTGCGAAGAGGTGCCCCCGAACCTAAACCAGATGTATTGCCTGCAGTTGGCATAGGTACTGCAAGTTGCGGCATCACATCCGAGCAGTCAACAATCCCAACATTGAATGGAACTGTTTTTGTGAAAAGAACCTTGTAATCACCGCTTGCAGGAATGGGTGTAACTGTATTTCTGGTTTGATAGAAAACAAAAGTTACAGCAGGTTGATGACCATATCCAACACCCTGGAACTGGAATCCACTGGCCGTACTACCAGAATAGTTCAGAGCTGTATTGACACCAGTCAAAGTGCCAGAGCCGGTGTATGTGTAATAACCAACGCCACTTGCTGTGCCATTGGTAAGAACACCGGTTGATTGTAAGTAAACAATCTGACCGCTTCTTACTTCAATCGGAGTGCCAGAGGTACCGCTATTGACCGTATAGTCCGCCGCACGATAAAAATCATTTCGAACAATTGTGATCGAATCAACAACACCGCCATTGTTATTATCTTCGCTAAGAGCAGCATCCATATCAACAAGAATGGATGGAGCTTGCCCGCCCTGGACAAAGATAGTATTGGCGGCCTGACTGCCAACAGTCTGTGTTGTTACTCTTACCGAATCAAACAACGGACGATCAATAAATAGGGGCTGCTTGTTCGAGCTGGTCGATGACATATGCGTTCTCGGTTACTAAGCTTTATGCAATCAATGCCTTTAAAATCTATTTTAATGTAAACAGTCCTTATTTGTTAAAAAGGGCTCCGTTTAATTGGAGCCCTCTGCGTCAAAATTGAGTTAATGAATCCAGGAATGGACTCCTTGGCGTGTACAGAGAAGAAGTCGTTATGTCTTCCTCTAATGCAGTCATTGGCCGCTGAAGAGCAGACTTAAGCAACTGCTGTACAGGAGAAGCAGAAGTCATCTGGGATCCTGTCAATAAATTCTCAAGAAGATAACCCTTGAGGAAATCTTTGACATTAGTACCAGAAGCCTGTGGTGTCTGCTGTGCTTGGGGCGACTGAGCTCCAAGGTCAAGTCCACCGAGCTTCTCGTAGATCGAACGAGCTGCCTGCTGTCGTTGTTCCGTTTTAGGAATGCCGGCACGTTCAAAGTCCACCAAGAAACGGCGAGCTGATTCCTCTGGGGATACTGCGCCCTTCAGGGATTCAAACGCACGCTTCTCTGGGCCTTGCAGCTCATAAGCCAGGAAGTCAGCTTGGGCTTCTACCGAACCGGGATCAAGTCCTTTCTTTTTGGAGAAGTCAAGCAGCGCCTTCTGGCGACCGCCTGTCCATTGAGCGAGACCGAATCCGCCTACACCTGCTGGAGCACCAACCTTACCGCCTTCGTTAACACGCGTGTTAAATCCTGATTCCAGTTGGAAGTTGCCAAGGACACCAGCGATCTGTGCACGTGTTAAGCCAAGGTTCTGAAGGCGTTGAGCTACAGCAATGGCATTAGGATTCAGTGACATTTTTTTATTCTCTTTGTTCTCCTACCCAGTTTGAACTTGCCCTAAGGCCAGGAACGAATACTGTCTGTAATGCGAGAAGTGTCGATAGAAACAGAAGGGTTCGTTTGACGTACTTAGGGCAAAGAATCATGGGTTTAAAGCAACAACACTGGCCCCCGTGAATCAAGAGATTCGTGTCCAGTCGGCTGGGCTTACATGCAAAGCAAAGCCAGTTGATAAACTATTGTACAGCCAAGGTGTTATTCAATAAACGCTGAAACAATTCACCGCGCCGTTTTTCGGCTGGTGTATTGAAAGAGAATGCATTCAGATTAATATCACCGATTGGCTGAACGTTAGCTGCGGTAGCGTATGTGGCTTCTGCTGGATTGGTGGCAGGTGCTTGGCTAGAACCAGCGTAAGGACCGGTCATGAATCGGTTATACATTTGAGCGGTCGCCTGGTTCTGTGGAGTATCGAACTGAGTGCGTGGCAGTGGTGTTCCAACAGGTTGCAGATCGGAAATGCCGCCGTAAGAGGGGACGGACTCAATGGCATTGCCACCCAGGAGGGACACTGGATTGAAGGGAATTTCCATTGGGGCACCCATGGCACCCTGATTCAACACACCCTGAATGGCTTCGTAACCAGACTGACCAGGCTTTACTTTCTTGGCAAGTTCTGGGTTTTTCTCGGCCCAGATGCGCATGCCTTCATCACGGACTGCATTCATCTTTGCCTGATCACCTGTGGCAACGGCAGCTGCGCGATTACGCTCGTACTGGGATAAAGCAGGGTCCTGAGCAACCTGCTGCGCAACGCGAGCACGCTCTGCTACATATGCACGTTCTGCTGGATCCGCAGGTACTGAAGCTGTAGTAGCGGCAGTAGACGTAGATGGGTAAACAGAGCCAGGGGGCATGTAAGTAGGCCGACCCTTGGCGATGTCGTACTCGATGCCCCCAACAGTATATGTACCGTAAGTTGAGTAGCCCTCTGGACGTTTTGGAGTTTGGCTTTTTTTGGCGCCGCCTGTTCCAATACGTGCTCGGTTTAGGAAATCTGCTGCGCCTTGCAAGCCACGCTCTCCTGCCCTGCCCAACTGAGCCAGATTAAAACGATTCAGATAATCGTAAAGATTGTCAGCCATGATTAACGCCAAACCTCATTAAGGTAAATACGAGAGCCCACTGCAGTATCAGCAGGACCAGGTAGAGCTTGAATAAATTCCGCACCTGAGCGTTCATAACGATAACGAGCCTGTCCCGGATCTTTATAGTTAGGAACGTAAAGGATGTAAGCAAGTCGGTTTGTTTCGTAGAGATAAATCTCATCCCAAACCTTTAATGCCTCTCGGGCATTGCTTGAACGAATCGTACGATCAACGTCACCGAGGATACTTTCGATTCGAGTGGACGGAGACGATGCAACTTCTGTTTTCTTTTCAGCCGTATCACAACGGCCAATCTGAATCACAATCTTGTCGTAAAAGAACGAATCAGGGATCGTGTTCATAGCCTCTTCAAGACGGGCGAAGTCACCCGCAGGAACAGACACAGTAAAGTAGCCCAGGTGATACCTGACTCTACTTTTATCAAACTCAGATAACTGCACGTCTACCGTTCGTTATTGTTTAATTATAAAGTATTCAATTTACTCCATTCCAGGTAACGGAGAGTTCATGTAATCAGCCAGGAACTGTTGCGCCATGCTTGGTTGAGGAGTAAATAACTCACCCAAAGATTGTTCAAGTAATGTTTCTTTAAGTGTTTTTTGTTTTGGTTGTGTCATTTGCATTAATGACATCAACATAGAAACATCATTATCACCTGGTACTGTTTGGCTTTGATCAACAGGTAAAGTTGTGGCAGGCACATCAGAAGCGCCGCCAAGCGTCTTCATATGACCAAAGCCAATCTCATACTTATTGTCACCGGTTACCAGGGTTGCAAGGTTGCCATAGCCGCCTTGGTTGGCCTTGGGCATGAACTTGCCACCACCTTCATAGTAGACGGGTGTGCCCTCTGGTAAAGCCCAATCTTCGCCTTGGTGAAAGGTACTGGCACCAGCAGTGGGAGCTTTACGGTTTCCGTATTTTGATGTAACTGTAATTCCAGCGGCAGGATTGAAATCAATCATGCCTTGCTCATTTTTAACAAAAGCAGGAATCTTGCTTTCACCTACGCGCACGCCAAGTAATGGCGTACGAATGGTTGATGGATCAAGGTATTTACCTGTGGCCAGCTCTTTTACATAAACGTGTTTATGCGGACCAGTAGCCGTGCCTGTCTGGCCAACCTGGCCAAGATATTGAATACCTGCCATATCTTTTTCTTTTTATTTTAAAACGAAAAAACCCCTGGTCTCCCAGGGGCGTGTCTTTGTGTAATGGATCAAACCCTGATTAAGTCGGCGGCAAGCACAGCTTCCCAATCCACACGCTTAATCTGTTTTAACTGCTCAAGGCTATTAAACTTCTCACCCGATAAGGACATCTGAAGATCTTTGATCTCTCGAGCTGTCTTAAGACCGATACCCTTGATATGATCAGCGATCATTTGTGGGGTAGCGGTATTGATGTTTAAACGTGTTTCGGGTGGGAATTTACGGGGCTCTTCTTGGGCTGCCTTATCTTTCACCTGAAGAGTGGCAACTTTTTTGGTTGCGGCTTCATCAGGGGTCAATTCATTTTTGTAAGCGGTGAAAAGGCGACCGTCCTGATCTTCGACCATGAACCAATCGCCGTTATCCCATTCGCTTACAACTTTGACGCGAGCGCCGGTTTTGCGATGCTGGTAAAGCATAAGGACCATTTTTTTAATTATGGTCCTAGTTTAACTCAATCGCTAACAGTACGGGCGAGAAGATACTCTTCAATATCTTCGTAGCCAGGTGCATCATCTGGTTGGATGTAGCACACTTCAACCACAAGGTAACCCTTGAGGCCAGCGCTGTAATCAGCATTAGCCAGGTAGATGCCACCGGATACGCCAGTATCGGTGTTGGTACCACGGGCAAACACCTTGAAGGTGGTTGCGCCAGTCAGGGACTTGTAGACGCCGGAAGGACCAACGCCGGTGGCACCGGTAGCGGTCAGGAAAGGAGTCGAGCTCAGGGCCTGAGTACCAGCAGCGAAGAAGATCTTGGTAGCTGCGTCACCAGAGGTGGTGGAGGTCAGGTTGGCCTGGGCAATAGGCTCGCCAACGCCGGTCACAGCCACAGGGCCGCTGTCGTTACGACCGAAGGTGATAACGTTACCGGTGGCAGCATAGATTCCGGTAGCAACGCGGTTGTCACCCCAACCAGAAGCAACCGAGATCGCGGCGCGATACACGAAAGCAGGTTGAGTGGCATTACCAGAGATCACCATGCCGGTGATGTCAGGACGGGTGTCATCCTGGCGGTAAGGCGAGGGGACGATCACGTCCATGGTTTGACCCTTGGTGGCTGCATCACCAGAAGTC